AGGATCACCAAGCATATCATTATAAAGCGCACGCTTTATATTGTTACGCATGTCACCGAGAACAATCTGCGCTACATCAAAGTTGCCAGCATTTCTAATTGGCTGCAATCCTTGCGATCCCATAGCTTTTGGTATGATAGTGCCGGGAACTAGATTGATGGTATCTGTGTTAATAATGCCATCATCATCCATTTGATAAATGCCAGAGATAGCCATCTGTGCATTTTCAAGAACTAACTCAATTGTTAGATTGGTTGTCTTAATTGCAGACAATGCATTGATTAGTGGCCCACGACCATAGATCTCACCACTAGCTTTTGACCAACGGAAGCAAACATAAGGATTAGAACCAACACCAGTAAACTGCTCTTGAGCAATCATTTCTTCTTCTGGAATATTGATTACATAAAAATCAAACTTATCTTCATTAACTTTTTCATAGTTACGACAGACAATTTCTACAAGCTGAACTTTGCTGTCTGGCTGGCTTACTATCGCTTTTGCTGTTCTTTCTTGGAAAACTGCTTTCGGATACGCCACAGGTAAGTCCGAATACTTGAGCGTGCGCTGTCTATATACATGGTCAATTTTATCATCCGCACCTGTATCAAGGTAAACACTCGGTAGCGGAATAGCATTGAAACGTACTGGGTTAATTGCATCACCTTCTTCAACAAGAAGGATACCTGTGCCAACAGCCAAGTCCATAAACGATTCATGTACTTCTTGCCCAAAGTTTGAATTTTGGATAATTTCAAAAACATACTCAGTTACCTCATCAAGACTGTTGTTAACTGCGTCCTCTTCTTCTTTAGGTATTTCACTACCAGCAATAAAGTCAGCCCAACGAGCAAAGTTAGGAACAAGTCCTGACTGCAAGCGAGAAGCAAACTCTTGTGTGCCAACTACAGCAGTCTCATCAAATATTTTATCGTCACGCCGTTGACCGGGGCTTTCATGAAAGAAACTTTGCCGCATCGGAAGAGCATATTCAAAGCACTCTTCAAACAAACTCTCGAACATAACCCGATCTGTTTTAGCTTTTTTAAACCGATCAAGCATACGGCGTGCTAATACATCCATTATAATGTCTCATCAAAGTAACCGATGCCGCCACCTTGTCCTGTAATTAAAGAACGCTTGCCAGTGCCACCACGTTTTTTGCGTCTAACTTGATCTTGCAATCTTTTTTGACGTTCTTCTTTTTGAGATTCTTCTTCTTTAGCCATCATAGCTTTACGTTCTGCGCGAGCAGCAACAGCTTCTTCTGATTCTGTTGGTGCCCTTGGCTTTTCAATACCAAGTAGTCCACGAGTAAGTTTTACTACTGGTTTGAATATAGAAGAGGTACACATTGCAAAACTCCTTTATGACCTAATAACCTGATGCATTATTGCAACGCAACGCACAATTACATTCTCGACCACAAACCCTGTCTACGCTGTTTCGGCTTACGGCTAAATACATCAAACTCTGTCTTGGCTTGAAAAGGTTTAGTAGTTGCAGACACATTACGCAATATATTTCTACCTTCACCAGCACCCATCATTAAATACTGCAACGCATCATGTATGTGCGAGAAGTGGTTTTTATCAGGCTTATCATCAAAGCGTTCACCAGATACTTGCATACGTTTATACTGATAGCCACCTTCAAAACCTTTAATCAAAGTACGGCAGCGAGGATCAATTAGCAAACCAGATTGCCCTTCTATCATACGACTTAAAGGTGCATTAACTGATTCAAGACGCAACGATACATCATTTGATTGAGCAGGGCGTGCATTTAAACCAGCACCACGCATAATCTGGAATGGTGTACTCTCATCAGTTTGTGCGCGGAAGTCACCAGCTGGATCGCCAATAATATTTATTTCGCAATCACCATACCTAGATGCTATCTCTTGCCGCATAACCTCACTGAATCTAACAATGCCCATATCAAAAGCTACAAGCTCTTGAAGTAGTAGCCATCTACCACGAACCTTCTGCCCTATTACAGCAGCAGGAGTAAGGCCAAAGTCAACGCCAATATATACAGGCACACCCGATGCCACAGGGATTTCTTCTTTGGCGACATGGATGTCAGTAACAAACATGGGATAAACGGATTTGCCATCTTTTATACTCCCTAACTTGTTCATTACATAAACATCAATCCAGCTTTTTGTTTTTCCTTTTACGATGTTCGGATAATAGTCGCTCCGCATATTGCTTTTGTTCTCTGCGATGTCGTTGGGAACATACCCATCTACATTCCCCTCGTGATCTTTTTCTTCCGACATCCCAGCAGGTTGAGTAAAGAATTGCCAGTTGTCCGGCTTTACTAACATCTTCGCTTCTTCTTTTGGAACGTGATCTGGTATTGGAACTTCGCCAGCCATTATGGGCCACCAGTGATCTTCTTCTGGTGCATTTGTATCTGCAATAACTCCTGTCCATGTACACCCCCCATCTTTCATAGAAGGGAATCTGCCAACACGCATTGTTGTTGCATCAATAATACTCTTACTTACCTCGCGTGCTTCGTTTACCCACACACCAGTAAGTTCCAATGACAACAGTTTCTTTACATCTTCTGGCCTATCTAATGCCAAGAAGATAACCTCAAGATCTATGTCACCTTTTTTAATATGATGCGTATAAGGAACAGACCAAGTAAACCTGCCCCATTGCTCTTCTGGGAACCAGTCAAGCCATGTCTTTATAGTAGTTGTTTTAAGTTGGGGATTTGTATTACGAATAATAGCCCAACGGCTTTTCCGTGTTCCATCTTCTGTTTTCTTTTGCTGCAATGCCCTGCGAAATATTTCAACGCAACAACATACAGACTTACCAGAACCTACTGGCCCTCGAAGGCCACGAAAGAACACTTCTGATTTCATAAACGATTTTATTGTTTCGCCATCAGGCTTGTACTTAAAGTTGGTCAACCTTGCGATCCTTACCAAACTTTATCATTTGTTCAACAACCTCTGGCCCTATAGACGCTATAACTTTGTCAGCTTCATAGTTATTACAGAACTCTTCAGGATGATGAACAAGGTGTACTTTCTTAACGATAGTACGAAGTAACTCACGCTCTTCTATCTTTAGCGTATGTAAGAAACTCATCTAAACCTCTTAGCTATCCGTCTTGCAGACTTAGGCTGCTTGGAAAACTGTTTGCCCTTTGCAGTATCTTCACGTTTCTTCTTAGAGCTTGCGGCATACTGGCTAGCACTCATTGCTTTAATAGCTTTTGCTGGCAAGTAACGCTCACCAGTAGCTTCAGAACCTTGGGTAGATGGCTTGCCAGATTTAGTGCGCCACTTTTGCTTGCCCCAATTAAGCAATGACTTTTGAGGTTTTTTCATTGTTTCCTATTGTCCTCTGGACTTCAGATACTCAATATATAAACCCTGTAACTTTGGTAAAGACAAACCATCTATTTCTTTTGATGTAGCAGCACCACTAGATTTTGCCCACGATCTAAACCCTTTGTCACCAGACATAGATCTTATGTCGCTACTATTTCCTGTTTGCAATAAAGATTTGTTTTTAGGTTTTGCAGGTACTTGTTTCATGATGTATATCCTCCACCTTTAGCTTTGTAAGCCTTGGCAAGCATCTGCGCTTTACGCGCAGACCATTGCCCCGGACTGCCGCCTTTGCCACCAGCTTTTATGCGATTGAATAAACTCTTACGCATCTTAGGCTTGGTATAGTTGCCAGCTGCATTAACTGCCATTCTTTTTCTTCTTTGCCATAGCAATGCGTTTCTTTAATGCTTCCGGCAAAGTCTTTTGACCTTTAGTTAGCATTGACTTATTTTTTGGTGGACGACCTTTAGTCGAGCCATATGTTCCTATACCCATTGGCATTGTCTTTATCCTTTTCTAAAATTGAGACAATTCTTTATCTTTTTCTAAAAGAGTGCGTTTGCCCTTACCCTTACCTTTGGCATTTACAGTGCCAACCTTCTTTTTCTTTTTTGTAGAAGATGAAGATGATGATGGTGATGCTGAACCTGACCCGCTTTTAAATACACCAGATGCAACACCAGCTTTAACTGCCATAGATAAACACATTATGCATTCGCTTTCTTTGCTTTGTTCCGTTTTGTAATAGCCCTTGCTTTGGCTTTAGCATCAGCTTTAGAAGATGCACCCCATACTTGCAATGACTTTAGCAGCCTTGTGGGCTTGCCGTCCTTGTCACGTTCCGGCCCGCTGTTGCCCGCCATCCTTGATAGGAAGCTTGCTCTTCTCGGATTGTCGCCTGACTTCACTGGGGCTTTGAGGGTTCCGCCTTTGTAAGATGCGCGTCCGGCAGCGTTGAGACCACCTTTGGGGTTCTTGCCTGCTTTTCTTGTCCATGCCGGT